TTTACGCCACATCTGACAGAACATATAATCTTCACTCAGATATCTCTCAGAACCGCCTCCAGTGATGGATTCTTTATAATCGATTACTGTATCAAAGTAAGCATGAATATATCTGGATCCATCGAAATTGGCCTGACCGATATGGTCTGGTTTGTATTTGATTGTTGGATATTCTTTTTCCATTCTCTCAAAGACTTCACGCTTCACCATCATAAAACCTGTACCGATTTCCATCACTTCAAGTGGTTCAGTAACAGAGAATTGTTTTGTGCCTTTTACAACATTGAAAACATATTCACCTACAAGTTGTTCAAGTTCTTTTGGATCCATATTTGGGTTCGCTCTTGCTGCTTGTGCAATGTTACCCCAATTCATGGACTTCTTCGGATAAGGACCACCAATCACATCTTTGTCTAGCGCCATAAGTGCTAGAACATCCTGTGGGTTGTAGTGAATATCTGAATCGATGAATAATAAGTGTGTGTGGTCTGAACGGAGAAACTCATCGACTAGGTAGTTTCGGGCTCGTGTGATAAGTGATTCATTGAACAAAAAAGAAAACTTAGTTTCAATTGCGTATTTGTTCATTGTGGTTTGCAAGTCCAAACTGGACTTGATATACAAACCGTGTGCCATGCCGCCATACATTGGTGTGGCGATAAACAGTTTGTTTTTTCTTAGTTTTTCTAATTCTACTTTGATTTCCATGACAACTCCATAAACGAAAAAAGAGGAAGGGATACTTATATGTATCTCTTCCTCATTGCTTTAAACCTTAAAATTAGGCAAAAGCACGCTCACCTTGTGAACGAATTGCGGCGATGCCAGCAGCGACCATACGCTTAGTTGGTGTGCCGAGGCGATAGAAGGAAACCTTATCACCATTTGTGTTGTAACGGCTATTCAAGTAAATAGCATGACCTTCGTTACGCAACTCATTGATAGTTGCTGAAGGGTTTGCAACACCGAAAGTAGATTGCATCTTCTGTGCGGTGAGGGTGTTGTATCCATCTTCTTTGGAAAGATAGGCGAGGACTTTAGATTTAACTGACATTACGAAATACTCCAATAATAAAACGGTCGCACTAGGGAAAGAATTTGAGAGGCGACCTTTCTCTCAAATATGTTACTATTCTATACTATTTTTATGTGTATGTCAACACTTATACAGGTAATTGTGTAAAAAAGACCCACCGTTACCGATGGGTCAAGTGCCGAACTACTAACTAATTAAAACGGAATATCTTCCGAATTTTCTTCTGTCTCTTTAACTTCTGGTTCAATTACAGGTGCGAGCAATTGTTCTGCCGAGGCACCTGCATCAACTTTGGTATACAAATCAAGGAATGATGCCTTAGTGTCATCATCAAAACGATTCAAACACAAACTAATTGCCTTCATCTTATCACCAAAGATACCGAATGTTTCAACGATATGCACTAAACGGCGGGTCGAAATCACTTCGTCACAACCACCATCCATGAATGTTTTACGAATCACATCAGCCCATGTAACAAGTTTCTCGGCGAATTCATCATCGGCACGACCAACTGTGGTCAATTCTTTTTCGATAATCTTACGCTCTGTGCGAACAGGAGGGAATTCTTGTTCCATTGTAGTGCGGAATCTTTCCAAGAACGCTTCGTTAAGCACATTCGTAAACATGTAACGACCATCATCTGAACCTTTACCTTTAGTATTAGCAGTAGCGAATACTGTAAAACCAGGTGCAGGTGCAATCAATTCACCTTTTTTCTTCAACATAAATGGTTTGCCCTCGAGCACCCGTTGTAATGAAGAAAGGTTCTGAGCACCATAATCAATTTCGTCAATACACAAAACGGCACCTTGACGAGCAGCAGTGGTCACAGGACCATCACGCCATTCCATATTACCATCGATAAGAACATAGTTACCAAGAAGGTCACTCTCATCGGTTTCAGGTGTCATTGAAATACAAACGAATTTGCGTTTTGCTTTGGCACATGCCTGTTCAATTGACATTGTTTTGCCGTTACCAGAATGACCAGAAACGAAAACAGGGAAGAAGCGCATCGATTGGACAATTGAATATACATCATCAAAGTTGCCAAACGGTACATAATTTTTATAAGATTTTGGAATCAAATCAGTAGTATCCAAATCGGTTTGAATATTCTGAATTTTATGTTCCGATTTTTCTACTGATTTTGCCATAGGAATCACTTGTGCTTGTAATGATATTGTTTGAGGTTGAGAAATCATGGAAGAATTTGGCACTTTATAAACGCCACGCTTCACACGATTATCATCATCATTAGTAAACCAATAAGGATGAGCAATATCTATATCGCCACAAATTGATTTAATTTCATCGGTTGTGATTGTTGGTTTACCCAATGCTACGATGGCATTAATAAACTTTTCACGAATTTCGGCACGCTTAGTCATAATAAAAAAAGTCCTTTCACATTTGATACATCAATTATATCATGGCTGATTTCAATTGTCAACCAGCCATGTTGCATAAAAACAACACTTAGGCAGCAATGCCTTGAATGAATTTGGAGACTAGCACTCGGCTGATTGCTTTCTTTTTGTTCATTTTCATAAATGCGGTTTTCAATTTATTGGCAGTAAATTTGCCTTCTATTTCAATTTCATCACTTTCGGTTTTCAAATCATCACCACCTGCAACCAGATAGAATGAATTGTAACCTTTTAGGTTAGAAGTCAAAAACTTTTCTGTTTTCAATTTCTTAGCCAATTGTTTTTGTTTCTCATACATTGATTCACGCAAAACAAAAGCATTTTGAGGATTGATTCTAACTTCGGTATTCAAATCTTCAAATGTTTTTCCATCTTCAAACACATAACGATTGTAAATGGCATTTTTAACATAACGGTTATTACTTGAAACCAAGAAGAAACCGAATATCTTAGCACCAGTCACTTTTCTAAACCATTCAAGTGCAAGTGTCAACATATAATCAGAATGTCTGGAATTGTCGGCCATTTTCACTTCGAATTTATTCTTACTGTCACGCAAAACAACATTGTAATTACGGGTATCAATAGAACGGTGACCCATATAGGTTTCTGAAACACCTCTCATAGTATCTTCGTGAACCCTAGTTTCATAGAATGAATTTGTCCAATCGGCATCACCATCGTGAACAATTACCAAACTGGTCAAATCTAGGTTATTAACCTGTTTGAAAGTTTTCATAACTTCTGCGGTTGCAATGATTGCTTGTGTCAATGGTGTATTTGAAAGATGTTCACTATCAGGACGACCAATTGGACGACTGTAACGACCACCTTCAAATGACTTTTTCAATATAATCATATTACGCAAAGCGGCATTGAATTCAGCATTGGTCATTTTATTGTTAATGTATTCACGCAAGTAAACAGAATTAAATGCAATTGTTTTATCTTTCTGTTCGAAAGAATGATTGTTTTTATTATATTTACTTTGTTTTTCGTAATCACCTTGAATACCAAGGTCACTAAATTTGGCTTCTGATGAATCACCAAAACCATACACAACAAAAGGAATATTCACTTTACGGCAGAACATGGCAAGAACTAAAATTTGTTCAATTGAACCTGCCATGTTTTCTGACATAGAACCTGATTTGTCGATTAACAAAACCAAACCGTGATTCTTACCTTTTGGTGTCATCATCACTTTGCGGAAAATGTTATCATCGAATTTGTATGATGCCAATTTGTTGATATCAATATCACCAGTATCGGACAGTTTAGATTTACTAAACGCCTTGGCAGCTTTACGCATTTCGAATTCTTTTGCAAGTAGACCAATGTAGCGGTCATTCTTATTTTTAAATTCGTTTACCCATTCTCTGATTCTCTCAGCGGTCAAATAGAACTCATTGCTCGGTGTATAATACTCCGCCAATTGTTGTTGAACACGCTTTGCAGGTGTAATAATATTCTTTAGAATAGGTGTTGGCATTTCAAGGTAAATGTATTCTTTACACTTTTCATCCAAAAGCATCACTTCGTTTTTACGATAGTTTTCATCGGTTTCACAACTAGGTGAAAACATATCTTTACTGGCAGGTTCAGAATCTTTCCAACGATTGAATGAAGAACTATCTTCATTGTCGGAATCTTCACCATCTTCACCTTCTGATTCATTATCGGCTTTTGATTTTACTTGGTCATCGCCTTCTTCACCATCTTCACTATCACCGTTTTGACCATCTGTATCATCGGAGTTTTTACCGTCTTTTTTAGAATCAGATTTGGTTTCTTCGGAATCTTCATCGTCCCAATCATAGTCATCACCATCGGACTCATAATCGTCACCATCACCTTCATAGTCATCCGAATAATTGAAGGATTCAAAATCTTTCAATTGCATATCGTATTGCTCATCTTTAGAGTATCCGTATACCTCATCGGTAACACGAACCACATCTTCCCAAGTTTCGCAATCCATAACTTTCTTAACCAAAGTTAATTCTTCAGTAGAGAATTCAACAGGCATTGAATATTGTGATTTGGTGTAAATATTCAATCTTTCAATAAATGCCATTGTATTAACATCACGGTTCTTCAATCCAAAGAAATCACGCTTCATCAATTCAATATATGCATTTTGAAAAGGAACTTTAAGACCTGGATAACGGCGTTTTACTTTCTTTTCGATACGGGCATCTTCGACCACATTCAAAAATGATTTGTAATTTCTGCCTTTGTTTTTATCAACAACAGCAGTATGCCATCCATCAGCAGGTGTATAGAGAGCATGACCGACCTCATGACCGCAAAGCAGGTCATACAGAGCGCCTGTCATATTTTGCCAAATTGGGAGATATAGAACACGGTTCTGTGGGTCGAATCGTGCGGTTTGAATCTTTTGGTGTTCAACCGTGAGATTCTCGGTAGCAAGAAGTTTTGCTAACTGAGATTTTTGTTCAGCAGTAAAATTCATTATGTAAGTCCTTATTTCACACTTTATACAACAATTATATCACGGCATGACCGAATTGTCAACCAGCGTTGTTGTATAAAAACAACACTCGGAAGTCAATAGGAATAAAGGTTGGAGCGGTTAATAGGAGTTAAACCTATCTGACTATTGGGATAGTCTGTCTCGGACTCACCGCATATAAGGACATCTTACACTATTACTTATGCTTTGTCAAGTGTTTTATCGACCTACTTGAGGCAAATATTTCTCTTTTGCCTGTTCCCAAGTTAGGTAGATTAGGTCATCATAGAACAAGGACTCGGTAGATACCTTGTCTTTCTTGGCCAATTGTTTGATGCGAGGTTTTGCATGTTTAGTTTTCCATACATTAACCAAGTTCTCAACACTTGTATCAAATAGTTTGGTCATGTTTTGACCATCATCATCACCACGCAAGAATTCACAAGACTTATCATAAAGTGGTGTGAAGTAAATGCCACGAGCATGTTCACTACGAATCAACTCTTTAGGTATATTCAATTGTGAATATGCAAAGTTCAAAGAACGATTCTTGTGGTCACGCTTATGTGGTTGCCCACTAGGTTTCTTTGCAACATACCATTCAAAGTATTTGCGAGTATGATTCTTTTTCAACCATTCTCTGATTAACAAACGGGTGTCTTTCAATGGTTCGAATGATACTGAACCTGAGGTGAATCCCATTGGTTGCCAAAAGTCTAAGTTATCGTATTGTGATAGACCACCCGCTTTAGTTTTACCATAGAGTGATGTAGTTGTTACTGATACAAGTTTATCACCATACAGTTTCTCCCACAATTCTTGCACAGGTGTAGATAAACACAATAATGCAAGTAACTTACCACCAACATAATTAAAACCTAGTGGTTGTAATGGCACAATTGTAGAACCAATCGCAGTATGATTAATCATTGCACCTTGTGTTTTCTTTTCTCTCGACCAACCGATAAAGTTATCTCTCGGTGTCAAATCAAGGAAGTCGGAACTAATACAGATAACACCAAGGTACTTCTTAGTGTTCTTATCTCTCACAACAAAGTTTAGGTTACGACCAATGTTACTATTGTTCTTCATTGTAGAAGAAAAGGTACGAATCGTATTCCACAATTCAGGTAAATCTTCTTCTTTATTTGTATAGACTAATTCAGGTTCTAGTTTGAGGTAGTCATCAGGATCGTTTTGCATCCAGAAATTAGATTTAACTTCTGCAATAGCACGGCGTTGTTTCTCATCCGCAAGAACTTTAGTTTCGCCTTCCCACAAATCATTAACTGTAACTGTGGGATACTTTTCTTGCACTTCACACCACTTTTGAAATAGTGTGTATTCTTTCACATCCATGGCAGACACATAGGTGAGTTCTTTGATTGTTCTTTCACGGAGTTCATCCATGTTCACATCTAAGAAATCAGTATTAGATTCAGACCATTTCTGCCATTGTGTTTCTACATCGTCTTTTGGATCAAAACTATATGCCATTATTTAAGTAACTCATTCATTCGTTGTTCAAATCTTTCGTAATACCATTCTCTAGGTTTCATAGTATTCTTCAAGTAATAATCTTCTATCTCAGGGAACTTACTTTCTACTTGTGGTAGTTTATCGTAATATTCTTCTACTGAGTCAATTCGTTGCCAATCACTTGCAACCAATGTGTTATCTTCATCGTATTTTCTCCATACGAATGGAAATACTCCACATGCAATTGCTTCGTGATACCTACTTGTAACTGCCTTGTTATCAAGCCAATTAAAACACAAGGTAGATTTACCCTGTTTCAAAAATGGAAGTAGATTATACATCGAATCTATCTTCTTGTCAGGCACAATTGCATTATATTTACCTATAAAGAAAGATTTTACTTTGGCATCTTTCTTTATGCGTTTGAATACCAAATGTCTTTCATCGCCTGATTCCACATTGTCAATCAATTTGCGTTTATCGCAACCCCAATAAATGAAATCAACTTCTTTCTCGGCACTTTCAAACAAATCAAAAGGCATATTCTCTTTAATGAAGTGATACTTCAACCCATGTAGACCACCAGGTAAATCTGTTTCATCAAAGATTGAAAACTTGCCAATAGGGAAGTCTTTGAATGTTCTTGTGCGATACAGTTCTTCGGTATCTGCACGGTCACTTCTCATAATGATTACATGTTTCTTTGCAAGTTGTTCACCAATCTGTGCAACAAATTCATCCGACCTTTCTTTGTGTCGTGGATCGATGTAACCTTTGATGTGTTGAAAGAATTCATTCTCACTAGGAATAATGATAACATCAGAATCTAAAATGTCATCTAACTTTTTACGATTAGCGGCATTCCATCCGAAATTACAAACACCATATGTGTGTTGTGGGTTCTTACGAATGTATTCACTATACAATTCATAAAACGAATCCATGATATCGTGAAGTGGTTGACCTTTATAGTTTGTGCCACTTCTCAATCGAGTAATAGTTAATTTCATTTTTTCTTGTGTCTGACAATTTTTTTAATAATCTTTTCCTGTTTGCGTCTTGCCATTTGCAATGCAACAGGTCCAACATGTTCAGTCATACGAATGCCGTTCATATGGTCTAACTCATGCAAAAAACATCTAGCACTAACGCCGTCAAGTCTCATTTGCCTTACTGCGCCGTTCTCATCTGTGAATTCTACATCAATTGATGCTGGTCTGTCAAGCTTTAAATATAAACCTGGATAAGAAAGGCAACCTTCACTCTCTTTAACTCGTTGTTCTGAAACGGAAATTACTTTAGGATTAACACAGGCAATTTGAAAGTCATCTGTGCCCATTACGAATACCCGTTCAAAAACTCCACATTGGTTGGCAGACAACCCGATACCGCCATACAATTTCATGGTCATCTTCAATCGTTTGATTAAAAGTTCCATGTTAAAATTAGGCATAACATTTGTATATTCTGGAATAGGCACTCTCAACATTGAATGATTTTCATCAAACAATGGTAAAGGTTCCACTCTCTGTTCTTGTATATTACCTGCACCAGTATCAATGACTAGTGTATCTAATGTATCAATTGTTTCACTCATTTTATAATCCTAGAAAAGTTTTTCTCTTTAACAAATCGTATCACATTGGCAAATTTATCTTGCAGTATATCACCTTTATGTGAGATAACAAACAAATTCACACCTTCTAACATATGTAGGATTTTCATTAGTTCTTCTGTGCCATTGGCATCTAATGAAGAATCGAATGTCTCATCCAAAATTAACAAATTGGTATTAGATGAATTCTTTAACTTGGCAACTGCACGCCAAGTCAACATCAATGCCATATCAATTCGTTGTTTCTCGCCCTCTGAAAAGTTATTGTATGTAAACTCATCACGATGGCGAGACTTGATGGTTTCTTTAAATGATTCATCAAGGTTAAAGTTTACAAAGAAATCTAATGATGCGAGGTACTTGTTTACCAATTTATTGATAACAGGTAAATACTGTTTAATAATCTTAGTTTTAATACCTGTATCTTTTAAAAGACCACTTGCAACTTCATAATAAGTTTTCTCATGGATTAAATTCTTCAAGTCAGTTTTTAAACCTGTCAAAGTTTCATCGATAGTATTTAATTCTTTTTCTTCTTTTTCAGTTACCGTTTTTGTATCTTTCAATTGAGTAACTATTTTACGAAGTCGGTCAATATACTTGTTAGTCTCAGTTATAGAAGTATTGTTTTGTGCAATCTCAACTTGTTTACGATTAATACTCTTTTGAGTTTCATTAATCACATTCAGTTTAGTTTGTTCTTCAGTTAACTTAGATTCTAATTGTGTGAGTCCATGTTCACATTCTTGGACTTTGGTATTGAGAGAAACGAGTTCTTCCTCTTTAAACTCCATGGCAATGGCTTGCCTACATGTTGGACAATCGTCATGGTTCTGGAAGAAACCGATATCCTTACGAAATTTGGATAGGTTGCTTTCAATCTGCGATTCAAGTTTTGTAATCTTCTTGACCTTATTCTCTGTTTCAATTTTACTTTCAACAACCAATTGGAGGTCATCAACTTCTGCGGTAAGGGTGCTAACATTCGCCAATAGGCCGGATACGGTACGCAAATTACTTTCAATCTCACCTTCATGTTCTTTCACCTTATCTTCATTGTTCTGTTTCAACTCATCGATATGTTTCTTTTGCATATCATATTTCTGTTGATTCAAATCAATATTGTGTTTAGTGTTGACCATCAAATCTTTATTGTTACTCAGTCGGTCTTTAACCAAACTATTCATAGTAGAAAAGATTTGAATATCGAGTAAGTCCTCAATAATCTCCCTACGGTCTGCCGATTTAAGTTGCATGAAGGGAGTAAAGGATGCAGAACCAAGAATAACAATCTGTGTAAAAGACTTGTAGTTTAGTTTAAGAATAAACTTCTCAAGGTATTCTTGATAGTCACGGGATGCCGCTTCTTGATTAACAAGTTCGCCATTACAATAGATTTCAAAAATGTTTGGCTTGATACCACGAACAATTTTGTATGTTTTATTGTTTACATTAAACTCAACCTCTACAACACAATCTTTATTGTTGATAGAGTTTAACAGTTGCGGTTTGTTAATATCACGGAATGGTTTGCCAAAAAGACCAAAACACAATGCATCTAACATTGTGCTCTTGCCTGATCCGTTTTCTCCAACAACCAAAGTGTTTGATGTATTGGATAAATTAATCTCAGTAAAATAATTACCAGTGGAAAGAAGATTCTTCCACCTCACATATCGAAATAAAATCATTCAGCGATTTCTGTGTTTAATGCCTCAACATAAAGTTCACGCATAATATTTTTTAGTTTGTCGGGTTCAACATCAAGTTGAAGATTATCAATATACTTAGATAGTATAGTCATTGTATCTTCTGCTTGGTCGATTATTTCTTGGTCGTCATCTATTAATGAATCACTAAAATCTTCAACAATAGAAATATCAGACACACCTACTTTGTATAAGTTATCGATTACATGGTCGAATAAAAAAGGATTCTGTTTATTCAACACAACAACTTTTACATAACACTCTTTTAGTTTATCAAAGTCATACTTCTTCCAATCTTCAAAGGTAGAAGTGCCGTCATCATAGGTTACTTTATGAAACATGGCAAAAGGATTCTGAATGAACTCCATCTCTCTTGTGTTTGTATCAAAGATATGGAATCCTTTAGGGTCATTCCAATCTGCCCATGTCATTTCATAAGGCGTACCAACATAGGTAATATTACCATCAGTTGACTTGTGATGAAAGTGTCCAGTTAAAACAATATCATACTTTGATAATGACTGTTTGTCAATACCAGTATCACAAACATTGCCTCTATCCATTTCAAAACCTGCAATTTCAAAGTGTCCAAAACAGATTTGAGATTTAGACTCTTTCATCTTTTCGAAGATAACAGGTTCATTATCATCACACAACCAAGGCACAATATCAATATTGACACCATCAAACTCTATGGTATCAAAGTCATCGTATATTTCAATGTTGTTATATTCATTCAACAATAAAGAAGAAGAATTTACCTCTAATGTATTTTTGTATGCAACATCGTGATTACCTAATAGTGTATGTAATTTAATACCTTCACGCTCACATTTATCAAAGAAATATTTACGGCACAAATAGAGTGAGTTGAAATTGATAAACTTTCGCCTATCAAACAAGTCACCCATTTGAAAAACATCTTTGATATTGTTTTCTCTCAGGTATGGGAAAAATACTTCATCATAAAACTTTTGGAAGTATTTGTGAAAATCTAACGAATCACCTCGAGCACCGAAGTGTGTATCACCTAATATGCATAATTTCATTGTAATTTAGTTTTTAATCTTTCGATTTCATCTTTCAAATGGAGTTTTTCTTTTTTCAGCACTTTGGCAATAAACTCTGTCGTTTCATGTTTCAATCTCTTATCAAGGTCATCATGTTTCTCTTGCAAGTGTTTAATGTGATGTTCCATTTTTAATCGATCCATTTTAACTCCTTTTTACATAATTGTCAATACTATTCAGGTAAATCTTCCATGAACTTTTCCACACCTTTGACCTTGCCTTCTTTTTTCTTTCGTTTACTTTCTTCAAAGTTTTGAATGAATTCCGAAATGTTGTCATATAATTGGAACTGTTTCATGTTGCCGTCTGAATCTTCAAACATTTCACCTTCACCTAGTAAACCAAATTGTTCTGTTGCCTTATACTTAACATATAATTGTTTCTTCTCTTTCATAATACGGCGAAGAAACGCAAAGTAAATAATCTGTGTGAAGTAGGCGAAAGGGTTGGTACTCTTTACCGGATCAAAGTTTCTAAAATACATCAGGCAGTTTTCAATACCATCTGATTGGGTTTGCGTGATAGGTGGTCTGCAATCTTAAAGAAACACTCTCCAATGTAATTTGGAATCTGTGGGTCTTCCTTGCCTTCTGATTTGGCAATGTCGCATTTCTCACGGTATGTAATAAGTGCCGCCAAAAAGTCGGCGTTATTCACATAGTGTTTTGTTTTTTTCGGTTTAGTTGTTGTATCAATTGTATCCATAATTACCTGTCTTTCTGTTGACAAAACGCTTGACAACATGTATCATAGCGGTGTTCCTTTAGAAAATGATTAATGTATCCTACTCCGTTTTCTCTGTTGCATGATTTCAAATAGTTCTTGTTCTGCTTCATCGTCATCTTCCTCATCATAATCATCTTCTTCTTCGTCTTGCATTTCTTCCTCAAGACTTGTAAATTTTCTTTGTTCTTCCATTCTCTGTTGTGCTTCAACAACAACATTACCATAATACTCAACTAAATCATCCTTAGGTTCTATCACAGTAAGGATGTCTGAGGTATAAAGAATGGCATTATTCTCTTTAATCAACTCAATTGGTAACCAAGGCATCATCATCATAACTGTTTGACCAGTAGGTATTCTTTTGAATATGATATGCATTGGGTTATCTAATAAAACTGTATCATTTTCTTCATCTTCAATCATATCTGCCATGATATCTTCACCACTTTGCAGTCTTACGATTTTGATGTTAGTATTAGTTGTCTGTTCCATTTTTTAATTCTATGTTATAAAACTTATAGTTGAATTTTTCTTCATCGTATATTTTAACACGCTCGATGAAATGTTTCAATGTGTAATTGGCATATTTGCCTATACGAAAATCATCGACAATATCAAATAGAACGGCTTCTGTTTTGTTTTCTCCTATCCTTAATCCTCTACCAATAGATTGAAGATTGCGAACTCTGGACTTGCTTGGTGAGGCAAATATAATATTATGGAGGTTGCGGATATTAACGCCAGTAGAGAAAGTACCATATGAAGCAACAATGATAGCATCTCTTTCTTTTTCAGTAATTGCACGAATTGATTCCCTAACCTCAACATCGGTGCCACCAAAAACAAAGAATACATGCCTATTGCCTGCATGTTCTTTGATATTTGCATATAAATCTTTTCCATGTTTCTCCACAAATTGAAATAATATAAGAGAATTACCAGTTAAAGATAAAGCTAAGTTACGAATGAAATCGTTTCTTGCTTTATTCTGAACTATGTAATCTATCTCGGTGTTATAGTCCCAATCTTTTGATTGTTTACAAATAGCATCATTGTATTTAAGAATCAGACATTTAATTTTGAAATCTGCAAGTTGACCTTTTTCAATCAACTCAGATGTTGTTGTTGCTTTATAAACAGGTCCAAACAAACCTTCTAACACAAGTCTATGTGTTTGTGTGCCGTCTAATGTACCTGTTGTTCCTATCCTATATTTAGCGTTAACGCATCCAGACAAAATAGTTGTGAGTGATTTAGCTTTGAATTGATGTGCTTCATCACCAAGAACAAAATCAAATTGTTCAAAATATTCTTTTGGGTTTTTATAGATTGATTGCCATGTGGTAATAGTAAGAAACATATTTGTATGTTTATCTTTACCAGAGTATTGTCTATGGCAATATTGTTCTGAATCATAACCATATGAGGCAAAGTCACTATACATTTGTTCCACTAATGATGTAGTTGGTACAATTAACAGACCTTTTTTGTAATCTGCATGTTGTAACAGGCGAACAATCATATAGAGTATGAGACTTTTGCCACTAGCCGTTGGAGATAAGAGTAAAATACGCTTGTTCCGTATTGCATGAATAAAAGATTTCCATTGATACTCTCTTACTTCATGTGGCAGATTAAGTGTTTTAATAAACTCTAATGCCTCAACACCAGAGAATTCTTCCGTAACATTTACATCCGAATCGACCTCTAGTGTATAATCCCGTTCTTCACAAAACTTTTGAATATAAGGAACAAGTCCATGATAAGTGGTAAAAGACCGCAAGTCTGCCAATCTAATTTTACCATCCCACATTCTGGATTTAAATGCAGGTGTGAATTGATAACCGGGAACAAAGAATGTAAAGTAGTCACTCAGTTCTTGAGCAATACTTCTATCACATTCAAATGAAATGAATGCCTCATTCTTCTTATGTAATATTAAATCAGACACCTTGTATGAATCTTTCCCATGCTATAAAGTCTCTCAACTGAAAAGTGCGAGAGTTTAATTCTTTCAAAATGCTTTGGCAGATATCAACAATTTCATCGTGTAAAATTTTAGATGCAATATACTTGTTTAAATCTTCATCGCTATCTAAGTATGTAGATATGTCGGATTTCAACACAAATGGAAACGGAGTCCACCCGTGTTTTTGTAATTCATCATCATCAAGTTTGCCAGTATAATATTCCCATTTGAGTTTCTTCATACGATTATACTTAAACTCTGCTTCTTTGGAGAGCAAGCGATGACGGCTAAGTATATTCAAATACTTACTGTGCATTTTGGGAATATCGAGAAGCGCCTTGCCA